CAAAGTGAAGAAGATGCGATGTTTACTAGAGACCATATTAAATTTTGGGATGGTCAATTTACAAAGGATGAAGAAAGTGGGCTTACGTTTATTATACCCGATGGAGATGATCCAAAGCCGTGTTCAATCTATGTGGGTGTTGATCCCGCTACAGATTCTGCTAGGCGCGATTCCGATTATAGTGTTATACTGGCTGTTGCAGTAACACCAGATAATAATATATATGTTTTAGATTATATAAGAAATAGGTCTTTACCAGTACTTGGAATACCAGGTATGGATAAAAAAGGGATAGTAGATTATTTGTTTGATTATGCTACTTTCTATAAACCTACTTTATTTACTATTGAAGATACGACTATGAGTAAACCAGTGTTTCAAGCTATTCGTGCTGAAATGAGAAGAAGGAATGAATTTAATATACCTTTTAAAGAAGAAAAGCCAGGTACTCGTATGTCAAAAAGAGATAGAATACAAGAAATACTAGCCCAGAGATTTTCTGTTGGGCAAATACACATAAAGAAAACTCAATATGATTTACATAGAGAGATTTCAACATTTGGGCCAAGAATGGCTCATGATGATACAATAGATGCTTTAGCTTATGCTTGTAAATATGCTTATCCACCACAAGGTGTAAAATCAAATAAAGATGGATGGTATAAAAACAAGCCAAAAGCAAGAAGCTGGGTAACAGCATAGGAGAACATTATGCCACGTTTTGGAGCAAGAAGTAAAAAGAACTTAGCAAGCTGTGATGAAAGGTTGCAAAGAGTATTTAATGAAGTAATTAAACATGTTGACTGTAGTGTTATAGAAGGTCACAGAGATGAGGTAAGACAAAATGAACTTTATGAACAAGGTAAAACAAAGGTTTACTGGCCCAATGGCCGTCATAACTCTAATCCAAGTAGGGCTGCTGACGTGGTGCCTTATCCTATTGACTGGAACGACAGAGAGCGTTTTCATTTATTTGCTGGTTTCGTTATTGGCATTGCTAAGTCTATGGGGATAAATCTTAGATGGGGCGGAGATTGGGATCAAGACTGGTACGTACATGATAACAGATTTGATGATTTTCCACATTTTGAAATTAAGGAGTAATGATGGCAAGAAAGAAAAAAGCAGACGAAATAAGACAACTTTATAATTTAGCTAATTCTTGGACAAGAAAGCAATGGGAAGTTGTTAACCAAAAAGGTTATGAATTTTCTCATGATGAGCAACTTACACAAGAGGAAAAGGATTCTTTAGAAGAGCAAGGTATGCCTACATTTACAATTAACAGAATATTGCCTGTTGTTGAAATGCTAAACTTTTATGCTACAGCTAATAACCCTAGATGGCAAGCAATAGGTACTGAAGGTAGCGATAGTAATGTAGCATCTGTATTGTCTGATTTATCTGATTATATATGGAATGGGTCAAATGGATCAACTTTGTATAACAATGCTGTAAATGATTCTATAACAAAAGGTATAGGTTATTTAGTTGTTTCTGTAGATAAAGATGCAGACAATGGTATGGGTGAAGTCGTAATACAAAACCCTGAGCCTTTTGATATATACGTAGATCCTAAATCAAGAGATATGTTATTTAAAGATGCTGCTTTTATAATGATAAGAAAAGTTTTGCCTAAAAATCATATTGCTACTATATATCCTGAATTTAAATCTAAAATTAGAAAAGCAAGTAGTGATGAGCAACAACAAAAATCTTACAGTGTTAGATCAAGTGGCGACTCTGAACAAAAGTTATTTATGTATAATGATAATCATGAACAAAGCAATCAAGCTATAAATTCTGATGGTAGTGTTGATGAGTTATGTGAGTATTTTGAAGTATATGAGAAAGTAAAAGTTTCTTATATAAATCTGTTTTATAGAATCCCACCATCAAAAGAGGTATTAAAGCAAATAGAAGAACAATGTAAAGTTCAAGTAATGGAAATGCAAAAAGAACTAGAAGTTCAATTTTTAGAACAACAGCAACAAATGCAGGCAGCTTTACAGTCAGGGGAAATGTTAGAAGAAAGATATGCGCTAGAAATTGAAAAAGCTCAACAAATGATGGCTCAACAAATTGAAACTTATAAACAAGAATGTATGAGCCAATTACAAGCAGAGGCTTCTAAAGTAGAAAATCAAATAGTAAGTGAAAAAGAGTACAAGATACTATTAAAAAATGAACAGATCGCAAAAAATATAGTAGATGCAGTTCAATTTTATGATACTAGAATTAAACAATGTTGTTTAGTAGGAGATCAATGTTTGTATGAAAAAGTATTACCAGATACTATAAAAGAATACCCTATAGTTCCATTTCATTATAAATGGACTGGCACACCATATCCTATTAGTGCAGTATCGCCCCTTATTGGTAAGCAGCAAGAAATAAATAAAGCTCACCAAATTATGGTTCATAATGCATCTCTTGGAAGTAGTTTAAGATGGATGTATGAAGAAGGATCTATTGATTCAGAAACTTGGGAAAAATACTCTAGTAGTCCTGGAGCATTATTACCAATAAGACCAGGAGTTACACCTCCTACACCTGTTCAACCAGCGCCTTTATCAAATGCGTTTTTTACTATAGTTCAAGAAAGTAAAGGTGACATGGAATACTTAGCAGGTATTTATAGCTCAATGATGGGAGATTCTGGTGGAGCTAGTGAAACTTACAGAGGTATGCTTGCTTTAGATGAGTATGGAACAAGAAGAATTAAGCAATGGATGAATAATGCTATTGAGCCTGCTTTAAGGCAATTAGGTCAAATTGTTTTAGACTTTGCACAAAGCACTTATTCAGCAAATAAAAGGTTTAGATTAATCCAACCTAGCGGAATAGAAGAAAGTTCAGAGCAAGAAATAAATATCCCTATATATAATGACATGGGTGAAGCTATAGGAAAATCTATGGATATTTCTGCACAAAAATATGATGTAAGAATAGTTTCTGGATCTACATTGCCAGTAAATAGATGGGCTTATTTAGAGGAATTAAAAGCCTTATTACAAATGGGAGTTGTAGACGATATAGCAGTTCTTGCTGAAACAGATATTAAAAATAAAGAAAATATTGTTAAACGTAAATCTCTGTATTCTCAATTACAGGGACAAGTTCAACAAATGGAAGATGCTCTTAAAGATAAAGAAGGAACAATTGAAACTCTTGAAAGACAACTTGTTCAAGCAGGTATCAAAGGTAAGGTTAAAGATGCTGAAATGGAGATAGTTAAAAGAAAAGAACAAGTTAAAGGTAAGATGGATAAAGAGTTTGTTCAAACAGAGGGTGAGCAGAAGTTATTGAGAGGAATTTTAAATAATGATGCCAATTTAATTAAGCAAAGAGCTAATGACGAATTAAAAAATTATAAAAAAGATTTGGATAATAGGTCCAAAAATGAATAAACTATAAACTAGAATAAAGGAGAAATCATGGAAGAATCCAAAGGTAACCCTGAAATAGGAATGACAGCAGATAGTTTTGAAGCTGCTGAGCAAGATTCCAATTCAGGCTCTGAACAATTCTTTAGTGATCTTGAAGGCCAAGTAAATGGCGGAATAGTAGACACTGAGGCAACCCCGAATCAACCAGTGGCCCCTAAACAGGTAACCCACGCTAATGATGAAGGCTCCAATACTGTGGCACAGTCGAATAACAGCACAGACTGGGAAAAACGATATACTGATAGTAGTAGAGAGGCTGTTAAATGGCGAGATAGGTACAAAGAGATTGAACAATTTGTTCCTGTTTTGAATGCCATGAAAGAAGATAGTGGACTTGTAGAACATGTTCGAAACTATTTAACAGATGGTGGAGCACCTGCAAAATCTATTCAAGAGCAATTAAAACTTGATGAAGATTTTGTTTTTGATCAACACGAAGCAATGACAGACCCTGAATCCGATAGTGCAAAAGTTATGAATGCACATGTTGATTCTCTTGTTCAACAAAGAGTTGGACAAATGGTAAAGGCTGAAAAGGCAAATGCTCAAAAAGTTGCTAGACAACAAGAGCTAAATAAGCAAGAACAGGCTTTTAAAGAAAAAAACAATATGTCAGACGAAGAGTTTGCAGCTTTTAAAGATAAAGCTAAACAACATACTATGACTTTAGATGATATACATCATATTATCAATAAAGACAAAGTAAGTGCTAATGTTGCTCAGAATACCAAAAAAGATATGCTTAACCAAATGAAAAATGTTCGTAATATGCCTACATCTGCTAGTGGAGCTAATAGTCAAGGCGAAGTAGAGACTGAAGATAGAAATGTCTTTAATTCTATACTAGGCAATGACAATAGCGTAGATAACTTGTTTGGGTAGATATATTTAATTTTCTATCTATCTAAACTTAATTTTAATAGTTAAGGAGATAAAATGGCGGATAGAAACGACATTATAGGTAACGCCCTATATTCTGATCAAGACCATAGTGCTCTCACAGGTACGCAATCAAGTATTAATACTGGTGCGTTACGTAGAAAGTACAATTTTGGTGATTATGTTTCAGAATTGGCGCTAGCTCAAGATCCATTTTTTAGATTTTTGAGCCAAGTAGGTAAAAAGCCTACAGATGATCCTACTTTCAAATTTACTGAAAAAAGATCATCATACACAAAAAGATATGCATATATGGCTGCATTTGATGCTTCTGCTGGTGCTTTACCTGCAACACAATCAGATACAGACCATACTGCAACTGCAGGTTCAAGTGTGTATACATTTAAGTTTTATACTGATTATAACTTTGAAGGTAATCTTCAAAATATAGTTGGTCAAACTTTAAAGTATGCTGCTGGATCAACAGGTACACAACCTAAGTTCTTTATTCCAGGGCAGATTATTAAAACTGCTATTGGTGATACAAGTGGAACTCCAACAGGTTACGAGTTATGGAAAGTAAATTCTGTAGATTTAGATACAGCAAATTACGCAATTGTTAACGCAACTTGTGTTAAATCAGCTGGCTCTTCTGTAGAGTTTATGGATCCTAATGTAAATGGTGTTTTAGGTACTGGTGCTGTTGCAGCAGGAACTACAGCTAAAGCTCAAGAAGACCTTGAAGCATACAAATGTTATGTTGTAGGTTCTGCTCATGGTGTAGGTACTGGTTACCCAGAAACATGGGCTGATCAACCTTATAGTACTTCACATGGACAAACTCAGATTTTCAAAACTTCAGCAGTTATGAATAATACTGATAGAGCTACTGTGTTAAAGTATGAAGGTAATGAATGGGCTCGTATTTGGAAAGAAAAGTTAATTGAGCATAAGTTTGATATTGAGCAAGCATTATTGTTTGGTACTCAAGCTACTACAGGTGGTGTTAACACTACTCAAGGTGCTGTTGACTTTATTTCTACTTACGGAAATACATTTAGCATGGATTTAACTTCTAAATCTCAAGATGCTTTCTTAGATGATATGTCAGCAATGTTAGATCCTAGATATAATAATGCGTCTTCAACTGTATTCTTCTGTTCTACAGCAGTATACAATTGGTTGCATAAATTATCTGGTTATTTTGCTAACAATGTTGGTATGATTCTTCCAACATCTGGAAACACAACTCCATCACCTCATGCTTCTAATAGTTATGGTAAAGCAGACTTTGCTATATCTGGTAAGAAGAAAGTCTTTGGTGTAGATATTACAACAATCTCAACAATTTATGGTGACATGAATGTTGCGCGTAATATTCACTTAGATGGAACTGATGTTAAAATGCTAGGTATTAATATGAAGTATTGTTCATACAGACCACTAGTTGGTAATGGTATAAACAGAGATACTTCAGTCTACGTAGGTGTGCAAACACTTGAAAACTCTGGGGTCGACAGAAGAGTAGATCAAATCTTGACAGAAGCGGGAATGGAATGGTGTTGTCCTGAAACTCACGCTATCTGGTCGTAAGGAGGATATATAAATGGGTATACCTTTATATGGACAAAATAAAGATGGAAATGCTATAGATAACGCAGTAGGTGTTGTAAAACATATTAAACCTGCTTCTGACGGTACTGCTATTGCAGGTGCTGAAACAGTTATTTTAACTTCATCTGATGCTGGAAATAGATACTTTGTAGATATTTCTGCTAACACAGCTACTTTTAGATTGCCTTCTGCTTACAGTAATAAAGGGATGCAAGTTCACTTTCATCTTGATATTGCTAGTGATGCTGAAGCAACTAAAGACTTGTTGATCTTTACCGATAGTACTGCTGAATATATTATGGGACCACTAATTGATGGTGGAACTGTACATGACAGTGCTGTTTCTTCGGATGGGTTAAGATTAGATACAAGTGATGGTGCTGCAGGTGGTGGTGATTACGTAAGCTTAATATGCGATGGTAAACACTGGTATCTTACTTCCTCAGGAGCTTTAACAGCTGGTGCTTGGAATGTAGAAACTGCAACTAGAGCTTAGTAGCTAATAAATAATGGCTCGCCCTCCTGATAGTGTGTTCTCTCAGGGGGGTGAAGTCACAAAAATTATAAAAAGGATTAAATAAATTAAATGGCAAATTTTCAAGCACAAATAGAAGCTTTAGTAGGTGGGGG